AAAGTAACGGTTGTTCACCATTTTCTTTGCGTAACGAGTCATGATACCTTTGATCGGAGTCATGTTGAACGGATTGTACATTGTAGGAGTTAATTGTAATGGCACATATGGTGCGTATACATAACCTGCATCTAACAAAGACTTACCTTTATGACCAATCAAGATCTTGTTCGCTGGGAAGTAAGGATCACGGTACACTTGGTAACGACCACCTACTGTACCGATTTTCTCGATACCCATGTTGTATTGATCTTGCTCTGGTTCTGCGTTAGAAACGTGGAAATACTCTAAATCATCAAATACTGCAGAAACTTCTGAAGAAACAACGATCCAGTTAGCACCACCTCTTAACGTAGTTTTGTGGATTTGAGCTGAAATTTGGTTGATCTTTGTAACCAATGTTTGGTTCCAATCTTTTTGTGTGTAACCTTGTAAAGTTGCACCACCAGTTCCACCGTATTTCCACTCATTGTAATCCCATTTAGCTTTCCATGCAGCACCTTTACGTAAATCACGTAAGATTTCACGGTCAACTTCAGCAGCGATTTGCTCTGATAATAAAGCTGTCAATTCAGCTTCAGCATCGATGTTGTGGAATGCACTAACATCTTGTGCTAATTCTGGAGACCAGCTCGCTCTTAATTTTCTTTCAGTTACAGAAACTGTTACTGATTCTAAATCAAAAGATACTTCACCAATTTGCTCTTCAAATTCTAAACTTTCGTACTTACGATATTTAGCATTGAATTCTGTTTTAGCTAATGCAGATGCAGTAATTTCGTAATCAGAAAAACCTGAAGCTGGATCGTAAGCTTGTAAATCTACTTGTACATAGATCTTACCGTCAGAATCACAAATATCATAATAGTTTTGTGTTGCGTTAGTTGTTTTAGCACCGTATTCTACGATACCTTTACCGTACTTTTGAGTAACGATATTAATTGGTAATGATGTACCAGTTGTAGCACCTAAGTGAGTTAACAAATCAGCATCTGAAGTGAAAACTTCTAATGAAGCTAAGAATTCTTCAGAATCCATTTCATTACCGTCTGGTCCTTTCAATTTACCAGCACCAGCTTGTGTGAAACCTGATAATTCTAAAACTACATATGATTTAGATGTACCTGTTGCAATTGAAGCTGCAGGTGAACTAACTACGCCATTAGAGAAAGTAGTGAAACCGTTTACTGTTAAACTAACTTCAGAAAAAGCGCCTTTTGAATAATCAAAAAGACCTTGATCTAAACCGTCGTTAGCTTCGTAGAAACGATCATATAAACTTCTCTTTCCAGCAGGATAGCTAGATGTTTGGCTAGTTGGTAAGCCTAAATCGTTGTTTGCACCACCATAAGGTGAGTAGTGACCATTACCATCTCTTTCCTGAATTTTAGGAATGAAATAGAATAATTTACCGATTGGTAAGTTCATAGCTTGTACAGATACGATATCATTAGCTAATAATTTAGAGAATACACGACGAATGATAGGGAAAACTACTGTCTCGAAAGAACCAGACGCATCAGCTACTGCTGCTTCGTTGATTAAGTAAGACGCTTGGTTTTCATATAATTGCGCGATGTTATCTTTTTGGTGACCGTCAAGACCTTCTAAAAAGCCTAAGTCATCCCATTTTTTGATGGTATCTTCTTTGATAACACGAAGGTGCTTAAGACCGATGTTACCTACCATACCTGATTCTAATAATGCTCCCATTTTAAAATTGTATTTTGTTTTTTAATTTATTTTATTTTTCTCATCATTTCTTTAATTCTACTGAATTGAGGATTTTCGTAAGCTTTTGACTCAGATAATACTTCTGTAGAAGAAGATGTTGATGGAGTGTTAGAGATTTTTGTCGCAACTGATTCGGTAACCGTAGTTTTTGAACCTAATTCAGTTTTGATTGTGTTGAATAAACCTTTAGATTCATTCATAGTAGAAACTGTATCAAATCTCTTTAATATATTCAATTTCTCCTGTTTTGTAGTTGAGTGTTCAGTAAACAAACGTGTAGCGTAAGCTAAATTTGCATTGAAAACTGCAACTTCATTAAGTTTATCTTTGAATAACACTAATGCTTTTTTATATTCAGCATTTTGTTTTTTCAATGTTTCAACTTCTTCGTTGATTGATGAACCTGCTTTGTACATTTTTTTAGATGGTAAACCAGCTCTTTTCATACCGTTCTTGTTTCCATGAGGGTTTGATTTTGTACGCGCAGCTTCAGTAGCTTCAACTTTTTTAGGTTCTTCAACCTCGTCTTCTTCATCTAATTCGATTTCATAGATAGTTTCTTCTTCCTGGTCATCAGAAGACATATCTTCTTCATTCCATTCTTCTTCAACTTCAGCATCCATGTCTAGGTCTTCACCCATTTCCGAACCAAAATCAGAATCAACTTCAGATGATTCTTCACCATCTAATTTGATAATATATTCGTCTTCACCGTCACCAAATTCAACGTTGTTTCCGTCTTTTTTAACTACAATACCATCTTCTGGTTTCATAGCTTTGAACACTTTAAGAACTTCATCATCTGAAGCACTTGTCATATCCATAACATCTTCATCGTCCATTGAACCTTCGTCATCCATTGATTCAGAATCGGTATCCATATCGGTATCCATATCGGCACCCATATCGCTATCCATATCTGCGTCCATGTCAACATCAGTATCAACATCAGTGTCAGTTTCGTCGTTATCAAGGTCTGTGTCCATATCAACATCTGCATCAACGTCTTCTCCAGATTCGTCATCTGTTTCTTCGTCGTCAGCTGTTACATCTTGTTCTACCTCTTCTTCAGGTTTAGCAACTTCTTCATCAGATGCCGCATCGTCCTCTTCTTCCAATGATTCTTTTAGCAAATCTTTAAGTTCTTCCTTCATAGTTGAAGCAAGTATACCTTTTGCATTTTGCTTTACTGCTTCTTCAAGATTTTGCACTTGAAGTAACGCTTGTTCTAAAATTGATTTTTCGCTCATTGTGAAAATTAATTGTTTTATTATCTTATAAATACTACGATTTAGTAAAAAATCGTGTTTTTTAATATTCCTACCCCTATAAAGTTTATTATTTAGATAAAAATGTATCTAAATTGCCCATAAGTTTTGACATTCTACTATCAATGGTTGGTTTCTTAATTTCCGCCTCTTGATATTGGTCTCTTTCTGATGGATCTTTAAAAATGTAAGCTCCCGGAGTTGATGGTGATGATACTAGATCGAAACATACTAATTCAAAATCATCTTGTACGATGTTTTCTCCTTTAATTTGTTTAAGTGACCCCACACCGCGCGAAGAGATACCAAGCGTTGCTCCGTTCATTAATAACATCGCAGCTTGATCTCCTTTGGTTGAAACGATACCCATTTTCTTCCATCCTGGAGATGTGAATAATTTGATCTTACCCATTAGGATTTTACCGTCCCACCAAGTTTCTAAAATTGAATGTGATACTCGATCTAAATCGATTAGTGAAGATGATGGGTGATTTAATTCATTTAATGCTCCACCCTTCTTAATTAGTGATTGATATTTTTCGTTCTCTCTTTTAAGTAACATTTCAGGATATATCCTTCCGTTCTTATTTGGAGTATCGAATTTTTGTAAAACAGCATAAAGGATGAGGTCTTCAGAGAAGTCCACACCCTTCATTTCCTGTATAATTTTTTTATTTTCTTCTGGAGATACGTGTCCTGCGTCGTATTCTATTAAAATTCCTGTTCCAATTTCTTTGGGTCCTAATATCTTCATTTATAGATTTTATTACTATAAATACATCGATATCCCTATTATTTTTTGGATTTATAAAAATTGAATAGTTTTTTATCTGAAAGACCGTCTTCAATCACAGAACAGAGTATATCTTTTATGTTATTTTTTATATCCTTTGATTTAACATCAAACTGCTTGTCTACGTATAATGTTATCTCTAAGTTCATAAAAGATCTTTTTTCTAATTTTATTCCCTTTGTTCTTATATCTAAATCAACAATTGATTGTTGTTTAAAATATGGGTTTTTTAAGTTGTATAAAATTTCTTTTACTTTTCGTCTTGTTTTATGAATCATATGATCAAAATCATCTGTCTCATTTTCAGGTTGCACCCACGAATTTAATTTTAAATAAATGGTTTTAAGATTTTTAAAATCTACGGTACCATAACCGATCTTTACATCATTGTAAGTCCCTAATGGGATATACTTACCTGTTTTCATTAATCATTCATATTATTATCATTTATGGTGTTAATAAATAATAAATAAAATTGTTGGAATAACCAAAAATAATTTCATATATTTGCATTATATTTATTATATATGATTATTGTAGATTTATCGAAAGAAAAAAGTATTGAGACTGCACTTAGAACTTACAAACATAAAGTTCAAAAAGTTAAACAAGTTCAAGAATTGAGGGACAGACAAGTATTTGTAAAACCTTCAGTTAAAAAAAGAACTGAAAAATTAAAAGCAGTTTATATACAACAAAAAAGAAATGGACTTAATTAAGTCCATTTTTTAATTCGTTTAATCTATAGTAATTATACCTAGACGGATACATCTGAGTTACCTCATCTTTTACCGCCTTCAATTTAGTGGATAAATCCATATCATTCGATTCGCTTAAAAGCGTTGATACTTGTCCTACAATAGATTCTTTTAATTCTGTTGTTTTAGTAATTAGATCTTCATATGGAATAGATAAGATAGTTTTTAATTCTTCTTTTTGTGACTCAGATAATGTATTAGAATATAATACGTTAAAATTGTTTGCTAAAATAGCATTTAATAATGTTTCATTCGGAACTAAAGTAGTTTCTTTTGATTCATTAATCTCTTTCTTACTTGTTAAATGTTCTACTAATTTCTTTTTAGCAATAACCTTCTTTTCTACGTTACTTAACTTATCGCTTTCAGTTAAGGTATCTAATGCTTCATATACCTCATTAGGAACAACTTCAGTACCATCCAAAGTTTTATTTAACGATTCACAAAATACATTTAAATTTTCTTTACTTTGAACTAATATCGTACTTAAACCTTCAACATACAATTTTGCAGTTTCTTTATCCGAAATAGTTTTACCTTCAATTTCTTCATAAAACAAATACATTTCTTTAAAATCTTTGTTTTCTTTAATTGTTGTTAAAATATTTTTAATCTCCGCTTTGTTTTCCTTAGCGTAAGATTCTGTCAATTTATTTAATAATTTGGTTTTAATAACCCCGAATTTGTTCATTTTTAATCGTTTAAGATATCATTTATTTTAGTCTCTATTTCATAAATATTCTGTTGAGCTCTTTCCATATCAAATAAGATATTAAAGTCTTCTTTTTCTTCACCCAACATACTTAAAATTTTAGATTTTTTAGATTTTCTTGGTAATGAAGATTCACTTAATGGTTCTTCACCTCCTCCACCCGCTGGCGGTGGTGCTCCACCTCCCATGTCCATTCCACCCATATCTCCCCCGTCAGATGGTGCCGCTTCCATAGCCTTTTCTCTTTCTTCTTCAGGTATACCGTATTTAGCATCTACTTCATCAAATACTCCAGAACGTTTAATTACTGTTTGAGTGTTTGTCAATTCAAATCCTAATGCACGTTCTAAACGTTGTTGTTGTAAATCTAACATAACTTCACTATCACTAAATCCAAGAATATTCTTTTTAGCCCATGTATGTGATACCGGTAAGATACCCACTTGTGATTGATCTGATGTTGCATCTTTGTAAAGTGTAACTTTCTCTTTCCATTGTTCAATACGTAACAAATCAGATTGAGCTGATGGATTTGTTAATGATAATGAGAAATTGTTCAATTCATCTTCCATACCTAAAAGATACAATTGAATTAACGCAATTTTATTCAACTCTTGAATAACAGATTTTTGTATTCTATTGATTGTTCTTGCAAAACGAATATCCATTAACGCTAAACTCTTACCTTCACCTACAACTTCCTCAAACCCTAAAAATGCTTTAGGGATACGTAATGCCGCTAACATTTTCTTTTGAATATATTCAATGTCAGCAATTTCCCCTAAGTTTTGTGCGCCAGGTAATGTTTCAATTGGATTTGTTTGTGACGGATCACGTACAGGAATAAAATAATCCTGATCAACGGCCATTTGATTATATCTCATATCAACTTGACCATTTTTTGGATCTGAAATTTGATCTCTTTTAAATTTGTTTGCAACACGTTGTACGTAAGATTCAATATCTTTATCATCCATGTTACCAACAAATACTTTGAATACACGTCTTTCAGGTGCTCTAGATGTTCTATAAATCAACATAGCATCTTCTGCAAGTAAAAGTTGTTTCCAAATTCTTCTAATCTTATCTAACATAGACGTACCGTATGGTAATTTCCTATCATCACCCAATAGTCTAAAATGCGCAATTTCCCATGCTTGAAACTCCAAATCTTTATTCTTCCATTGGAAACGTAATTCTCTTGATGGGACTTTTAAATCTCTATTCTGTGTAGTCGTTTTTCCGGCAGCGCCTTCTAATCTTTCTATTTCGATATTTGGTAATTGCTGACACCCAACAATACCCTTTTCAGGATCTAATTTTAAATAAACAAAGTTATCGCCATACTTACAAACACCTCTAGTCCACATTTGTAAGTTAGTATTAACATCTAATCTATTATTAAACAAGTCTTCTAGTATTTCCTTAATTCTATCAGATTCAGAATAGATTGTTAAAATTTGACCCTTTTCTGACATTGTCGTAGATTCTTCTGCATAAATGTCCAATGCCGCAGATATTTCGGGAGTAAACTCCATTGCTTCATAATCGTAATATGCCGCCAATCTATTTGGTTCATAATAAACCGATTGGTTATAAAGAGATTGATCTAATTTTGTCCATTTATCCGCTATGTATTGACTCTGTTGAGCCTGTAACATTGCTTTTTCATATTCCTCTCTACTATCCGTTTTTAATAATTCATCTTTACTAAAATTAAATGACGGTGCTTGAGTTACTTGAGGTTTCCCTGGATAACCAAACATTTTTGTTAATTTCTGAAAGACGGTTAAATTTTGATTTGCCATTTTATATAAATACTTTTCTTTATAATATAAACTAAAATAATGATAAACTAAACGTTATCTACGCCTACTCCCAAATAACCAAGAGTTTTCTTGATATGTTTGTTTACTGACGTTCATTGAGTTGTCTTGGTAATATAAATTATTATTGTCCGTACCCATTGAACCTATTTGATCGAATGCGGTACCATATGAATAAAATGATTTATTTGTTTCATAAGACCTTTCACTCATAGTCCAGGAATCTAACATTGCCTTGTTAGCATTTTCGTTCTTTTGTAATAAGTTGAATGAGATGTCTGCAGCGTATAGTGCCATAGATAGTCCCATGATAGCATCATCGTGAGCACCTTTCATATGATCTGGTCTACCATTCATATAAACGAACGTGTTAAGCTCATTTAATAATCTTGCAGATCTAACAATAAATCCTTTTCTAAGTTGCTCTTCAAATGCCGCAACAATTTGCGTTCTTTTATTATTAAAATTAAGACCTGGTATTTTCTCCATGGCCTTTGCATTATAATCCCAAATATTTTGTGTATTAACACCCTCAATGTAAACGTTTTTATAATTTAATTCAGTCAACTTTCTTGATGTTGCAACACCCATACCGCCGGTAATATCCGTTACAATAAACGCATTACCGTATAGGATGGCCCATTTGTAAGCAACCGCAGCCAAATCATCTGGCGGTATTTTTCCAATATATTCGGCCACTTGTTCTCTATCGTCAAAATCTATAATTGAAATTGCGGAGAAATCCTCACTATCTCCTCTACTAACATCCACCCCCATAATATATCTATGACCTATAATAGGTTCTTTCCATTGCCAAAATGTTGCTTGCATGTACTTTTCAATAGGTTCTCTGATCATATTTTTTGCAATATTCTCTTGAACATCACCAGGAATTACACCGTCCCCTGAACCTAAAAAGTCACATTCCAACTCCTGTGCAATTTTACGCCTATCGTATTTAAATTTCTTAGACATAGACTCAAACCAAGATGAAAACGGTTTATAACCATCTTCTAAAAGTTTGTTATATTCTTTAATATCGAAATCATGAAGAACGCATTCATCGTCATTATATTGTTCTCTATTTAACATGTAATGACAAATGTCATTACATTTTACCCAACGTAAATCTTTGGTATAACGAGGGTCTTTAAACCATCTTAAATCTGTTATATGGAAATCATTCAACCCACGAATTGCTTGGTCATAAACGCCATAATAGATAGGGTCATAACCATTTGGTGTTGATACAAGAATAATTTTACCTCCAGTAGAAAGAGAGGCCATAGATGCCGCCCAAAAATCCTCACCTGCTTCAATATACGCAGCCTCATCAAATACAAGTATGGTAGGTGTATAACCACGTAACGCATCCGCAGATGTTGCAACCGCTTTAACCTCACAACCATTATTTAATTTAAACCTACTTTCAGAGTTTTTATCTTGTGAAAACCCAACATTAATCCATTCAGGCCATTGTTCCAAGAAATGCCTAATCTTGTTAGCCATCTCCACCGCTGTATCACGTTTGTTTGCAATAAGAAGAACCCTCTCAGGATTTTCAGGTTTTGCAAGTTGTAGTTTTTTAGACAACCATGCGGCGGTTACTGTTGTAACCCCGGCCTGTCTATATTTTCTAGTAATATTTTCGTTATAGTCCTCATAATCTTTAATCAGTTGAACCTGATCTTCGAATAGATCCATCGGGACATATTTCTTCTGTGTATTATCGTAAGTTTGTAGGTATGTTCTTAAAGCATATGGAGTATCCTTCATAATCTTTGCGTACTCCACCAACTGTTGTGTCCTAGTATTCATATATGTATAAATACAAAAAAAGGTGGTTTAAGTAAACCACCTTTGTATTATTTCGTAGGTCTATCTAACCCTAACTCTCTAAATAGATCATCATCGTCATCCTCTTCGTCTTCATCGTTAGATAACGAAACGCCTGGAATACCCATTATAAAATCCTTTAAATCATCATTATCCGTTTGATCAGCAACGTCCGACAATTCATCGTCAAACTCGGACATGGTTTGTTCATAATCGTAATTATTAATATCTTCCTCAATTGCTCTAACTAAAGTTTCCATTAAACGATTTCCAGCTTCTGAATTGGAAACAACCTCTTTCATAAACACTAAAAACTCTTTTGCTGGTTTTTTGAAAATATGTTGGAAAACGATCAATTGAATGATTCCCTTTGTTTCATCAGTTAAAACATCTTCAGGAAATTTAGATCTAATTCTGTCCCAAATAGCTGGCCCTAAACGTAAATCCCACATTTCTTTTTCTAACGTATCTTCACTATCTTCAACTGCACTAAAATCTTCTTCGTTACCTTCTTCATCTCTATTTCTACCATGTAAAGCAACTAATTCTAATGTACCTTTAATCAATTCGTGAATTAAAACTGGAAAATTTACAGCTCTAGCTTTAACTGTTGGTGGATCTGTTTGTCTATCAACATCTTCTCTACCCGCAATATTTCCCGCTTGACCCATTGCTTTCATGGTTTCGTCAGGTAATTGCCAATATAAAGCGTCATTCACTGACATCATAATACCATAAAGGCCAATAATTCTATCATTACCAACAATTTCCCTAACTCTATCTTCAACATAATGATACATATAGTGACCTCTTTTAGAAGCACCTTGTATAATTGTATTAATAAACCTTCTCTTTGCTTTTTCTAAATCTAGTTTTTCTAAATCATTAACGATTTCAATTTCATTTCCTAAATCCATTTCTTGCTCTCCACCTTCTTCACCTTCTTCACCTTCTTCTTCACCTTCTTGATCGTGATTGAAATCTTCCGGATTAAACTCACCCATACCAATAATTCTTGCATCGTATTGAACTGATCCTTCGGGAATACCTAATTCCTTCATAACCAATTCAACCGCTAATTGCTCCAATTCTCTTCTATGATTTTGTTCAAATTGTAAAATTTGATTATGAGCGCTCATCATTTGTTGCATCAACGGACTTAAACCTTCCATACCCCTTATTGGAGCGTTATTGCCGGTATATTGTCTCATTTTAGCAACTACTTGCTTGTATCGTTCTGACGCTAAAAGTTCTTGGAAGTTCTTATTAGGTTCATCTCCAGTTTCGGGAAATGGTATCTTTTGTAAAGGGGTTTCACCTGCGGCTAACTTATCCTGTACTCCTTGATCAGGTCTATCCTGACTATCAAAATCCATCGGCATTTCATTCAAATTTTCTTGAATTAAAGATAATAGTTTTTTCTTAGAAAATTGCATTTTAACTACTTTTTTTTCTCTTCGGCTATTTTAGCCTTTGGTTTAGGGTTTGTTCCTGGTCCAGGTTGAAAAGGAGTTTTTCTAGGATCTTCTCTTCTTGTTGGTGTTGGTCTTGTTCCTGGTTTTGTTGTTGGTGCTGGTTTGCTTGGTGCTGTCTTTGGTTCAGCGCTTACAATAGCATCGTAAGACATGAATTCAGGAACACCATTGTGACCCTTTTTAACTTTAGGTCCGTGTTGAACCATAGTGTCAGATTCGTTGAGTTTAGTTTGAATTAATTCCATAATTTCGTTTTTAGACGTAAAGCTATGAAATTCTTTGTTTTCTACCAAACCCTTAACCCAATTTTTTATTGTTTTATTTTCGTCTAAATGTGTATGATCACACTCACAATCTTTTACATCTTTTTGACATTCAGGACATTTTTTACTCTTAGTTTCATCAACATCCTTTTCTTTCTTTTCTTTTCTCTTATTATAACCATTAAAATCCGGACTAGGAGGTTTCCCTGGATTATATGCATTTTTTTTCATTCTTTCTTTATACTTATTATCTTTTTTCCAACTATTGACAAAATCTTCATGTGCTTTATCAATTTCGTGATCCTCAGGTTCTCTACCTAAATCTTTACTTAATTTATCTTTAATTACACCAAGCATAAGACCATTTAAAGATTCGTCTACTTCACCTTCTTCGTTTGTTTCAACTTTCTTTTTTGGAGTTGATTTCTTTTTAGGTGATGAAGATTTTTTAGGTGACCCACCGAATAACGGTGTAGATTTTGGTGCTGATTTAACCGTTAACCCCATGTCAGCTTCATTTACCTCTTCTTTTTTATCTGTCGGTCTTAAAATACCAACCTTTGTATGTTTACCCCAAAGTTTTGTTTGTGTTTTATCCGTTTTTGGGTTTTTAACCGTAACATCAGATTTACCTGATGGCGTTTTTGCTCCTGACGATACACTAACAACTTCTAATTTAGAACCAGCTAATATATCACCTTTCTTCAATTCAGAAACTTTAACTGACATTCTTTCGTTATTTTGTTCTTTCTCTTCCTTAACATCACCTTTCTTTTCTTTGTTTAAAATAGCAAAATCATCCGCATCTATCTCATCATTATTGTTCTTATCCAAAACTTTTTGGTTACCCTTAAGTTCTTCATAAGTTTCAATTGTTTTGTTTTGTTTTTTACTCGCATCAACCTTTTGTTGAAACTGAGGGTCTTTTTTAGATATCATAACATCCTCTTCAGATAACATCCTAGATGCTAATTGAATAAGTTGGTTATCGTTGAATTTAACTAATGTTTTTTCCGAAAAACCTTCTTTAATTAATTTCTCTACTAATTCTGTTCTTTTCATGATTCCTTGAATTTTATTTCTTCTTTTAAAAGGACGTACCCTCTTGATTTTAATTTCTTTGTAACATTTTCTATCGGCTCACCAAATTTAAATGTTAATCTCTCTTCGGTATTTTCAAAGTCAAACTTTTCCCAAGCCATTGATATCACACCATCTACAGCATCAATAACTCCGAAATAATCGGAGTTTTGAATAAGTTCTAATTGTAAATCTGTATCTTTTAATAAACCAACTACATCAACATATTCGATGTCAGGCGATTTAGATCGTTGGTTAGCCGAAGCAGGAATAACGAACCAGTCACCCATATCGATTTCAGTGGTCTCACTGAATACGAATTCGTATTGTTTTTGACCTTTGTAATCTGAACCGATTTCATTGACATATATTAGATGCATTTTTTATTTAAAATATTTGCTTAATGTTGACCCAATTGCATTATTAATATCATTTTTCATCTCATCTAAATCCAATTCTTGAAGTTCGTCTTGTTCCATACCGCCGTCTTCTTTGATTGCATATTTTGATAAGTCAATATCTTGTACATCTGAAGGTTCGTTAGTGTCCATTGGGGTATTAACAAACTCATCTAATGCTGCCATTGAATCATATTCATTCATATCCGCTGGTGTTTCTTCAGGAGACGGCGCAGGTTCTTCACCAGTTGGTTCTTCTGACCCAATTCCACCTTCTTCCTCTCTTTCAAATTTTGCTGCAATATCTTCAATATCTTCATCAGACAATTTATCTAAATCAACTGCAGATATAATCATATTCAAGATGTATTTGATATCGTCACTTTCCATTCTATCATGTAAATCTCTCAATTCTTGACCTAATTTACCAGCATATTTTTGAGCCTCAGCCATATAAGAAGATCTCTTACTCATATCCTCTTCATCACCACCATCTTCTGCAGGTGGAGGTGTATCCATTGGAGCACCACTATCAGCAGGTGGGGGAGGAACATCACCAGACGCATCAGCTGCTGGTGCTGGAGGTAAATCCATAGATGGTTCAGCCATTGGGGCCTCTTGTTGAGGTTTGTTTTGCTTTAACACATATTTTGTCGCTTCCTGTAGTTCTTCCTGTCCTTTCAACAATTCAAGTCGTTTGAACGCTTCGGCATACGAAGAGAACTTATTCTTGTTCTTCATGAACATACCGCCGATATAATCGAGCGATGATTCATTTAATCCTCTCTTTACATAGTAACCGTCTTTTTCTTTAACGACACCATATACACCCCCGTTTTTAGATTCTTTCACTAATTCGGGTTTACTCGAAGAACGACTATTATTTTTATTACTGTTGAAGTATGTTAATTCAAGGATTCTTTTTAACTTATCATCCCCGTTTAATTTTTCACTTCCTAGTGGTTTTAACTCTGCCATTTTATAAAATTGTTAAGATATACTTATTCTTATCCTATAAATACATAGATATATAGAAAAATTAGGTATAATTATTGTGTTATAGACAATTTCCTGTCCTTTAGTTTAGTTTTTAGTTGTAAAAGTTTTTGGATGTATCCGTTTCTTCTTAATAATTTGAATGTTAGGTTTTCATATGAATATTCTCCACCAGATTCAAGCCCACTTTGTCTAAACTCTTTTATCTTCTTTCTGAGATCTTCAAGTTTATCCATGGTCACTTCTTTAGGATTTCTAATTAAGTTATCAATTTTTTTACCGAACTCCTCGCCCTTCTCTAATATCTTTCTATCGTCGATATTGGGAGTTTCTTTTTTTGGTTCAACTAACCATTTATTATGTAATATTGAATAAACACCGGATGAAATATGTTCTTCACTTACATCCTGCACATAGACTTCTACGTCATAACCTTTTATTTTAATGTCATGTTTTTCATTCCACACGTTTTTCTTCGCATCAAAAAACTCCTTTAAAATATCCATTTCATATTTAGATTCCTCAAAATCGATGAGTATGTGTAAGTCCACATCAGAATATTGGGACCAGTTGTAGTTTGCTAAAGATCCCGTAAGAACAATATCATGAATGAAAAATTCAACACCTAAACTCTCAATAAAATCATTTGAAATTTCAAGAAGTCTTTTTTTAATTTCACTACGCATAACAAAATGACCCTTAATCTCATCAAATATTTGATTTGACAAAGTATCTTTTGTTTCGAAAGATTTCACAATTTGTTTGTCTTTCTTCTTATCCTCAATAAGTTCTTCAAATAGACTCATCCTTTTTTTGTGTACTTATGTACTTTAGCTATGTTTTCGTTAAAGTATTTTCCCTGGGATTCAGCCAACCTAAATTTGGTAAACTTAGACCAAGGAACTTTATTATATTCATAAATACTTCCGTTATTGAATATAACGGTTAAATCTTCGGTTTCCGTGTTGTAAGTAGACTCTTTAAGATTGGATGATTGTATAACGATAGTAATAAGTTTACCATCAATTTTTTCTGATACTATTCCCATAATGTATGTTTTATAGATTATAGATAATAAATATCAAAAAATAAACCCCTCATTTAGAGGGGTTTAAGTTTAATTAGATAGTTCTAACTTTTTTGTATTTGAAAGCTTTTGCGATACTCGCGTTTAAAAACTTACCTTGTGACTTCGCTAATCTAAACTGTGTGAAAGTTTTAGATGGAACCCCTTGGTATTCATAAATGCTTCCATTTACAAACGATACTCTTAAGTTTTCTTTTAAAGCGTCGTAAGTTGCTTTATTTAAACTTGTAGACTTGATTGATACTTCAATCATTTTTCCGTTGATCTTTTCTTTTTTTACTGACATGGTGTATAATTTTATATAATAAATCTACACAAATCTTTTTGTAAAAAAAAATTTCTCATAAAGTTTTTAATTTAAAGATATCATTCTCTCCAAAGGTTTTTTCTTATCAATTGGTAACGAAAGGGTTAGGACTCCGTTTTCAACCTTACCTTCAATATCCTTTTCTTTCACATCATCAGGAATATTGTAAGATTTAACAAAGCTACCAATAAAATAGTTTTGATTGTCACCATCTTCTTTCTCATATGAAATCTTTAACGCTCCTTCTTTAATTGAGATTTTAAGATCTTCCTTTGTCAATCCAGGAACACTTATTGACACTTTGTAACCTAATTCGTCTTTTTCAACGTTAGTTTCTGGAGTTGATAGATATCCTTTCGTATCAAATCCTCTAAAAAATGGGTCTTTAAATAATGTAATCATAATATATTGTTTTTATGCTCTTACATAAACAAATTTTTTGCCAATACATATTTTTAGACAATATGTCATTGTTTTTTAATTTTTGTTGACAACTTGTCATTAAAATATTTTTAGACACAACTATTTGGTTTTTAGTATAGTTTATGTTATGTTTGTGATGTAAACTAAACTTATTATTTATGTCAGTAGATTATTTTGAGGATGGGCCAACCACAAACCCAAAGAAGGTTAAAAAAGGATCAACAACACCAATTTTAGACAATTTCTCTCGCGATCTTATTAGGATGGCCGAAGAGGGTAAAATTGATCCTGTTGTTGGTAGAGACAAAGAGGTAAAAAGAATCGCTCAGATCTTATCTCGTAAAAAGAAAAATAACGCAGTCATTGTTGGTGAGGCTGGTGTCGGTAAATCCGCATTAGTTGAAAAATTGGCGTTAATGATTCACAAAGGAGAATGTCCTTCAAATCTTTTAGACAAACGTATCATGTCTTTAGATTTAACATCTTTAGTTGCGGGTACCAAATACCGCGGTCAATTTGAAGAGAGAATAAAAGCAATCATCAATGAATTGCAAGAAGCCCCGAATGTTATTATTTTTATTGATGAATTACATACTATGGTTGGTGCTGGTAATGCAAGTGGTGCAATGGATGCTGCAAACATTTTAAAACCGGCGCTTGCTCGTGGGGAATTGCAATGTATCGGTGCCACAACATTCGATGAGTTCAAAAAACATATTGAAAAAGACGCAGCACTAGTTAGAAGATTTCAAAAAGTTATTTTACAAGAACCAACAGAATCTGAAACTTTAGAAATTTTAAAAAATCTAACAACATCATACCAAGAGTATCATAAGGTAACATATGAAGAAGGTGTATTAGAGGCGATCGTAAAACTTTCAAGTAGATACATAACCGACAGACAATTTCCAGATAAGGCAATTGATGTGTTAGATGAATTAGGTTCTGAAAAAAGAGTTTCTTCTAAAATTCCTGAATCAATAGAAAAATTGAAGAAGGAAATTGATGAGATTAAAGAAAAGAAAGTACAAGTTGTTAAAAATCAAAACTACGAACAAGCGGCAAAGCTTCGTGACGAAGAAAAAAAGGCAACAACTAAATTAGAAGATGAAAAACTTAAGTGGTCTGAAAAACAAAAAGACAATAAAACACCTATCTCTTTAGACGATGTATATAATATCGTAAGTGACATGACTGGAGTACCGATTACTAAATTGGATAGTAAGGAAACCAAGAAATTATTAGAGCTTGAAAATATTCTATCTTCAAAAGTAATTGGTCAAGACGATGCAATAAAAACCATATCTAAATCAATTAGAAGAAATCGTGTTGGTATCAAAGACGCGAATAAACCAATTGGTTCGTTTATTTTTATTGGATCAACAGGTGTGGGTAAAACATTCTTGGCTAAATCTATTGCAGATCTTTTATTTGGAGATCCGGATAAAATTATTCGTGTTGATATGAGCGAGTACATGGAGAAGCATAATGTATCTAAATTGATTGGTTCTCCTCCTGGATATGTTGGTTATGATGAAGGCGGTCAATTGACCGAGAAGATTAAAAATAATCCATTCTCTGTTGTTTTATTTGACGAAATCGAAAAGGCACATAAAGACGTGTTTAATATCCTACTTCAAATTTTAGATGAAGGACATTTAACAGATTCTTTTGGTAGAAAAATTAATTTTACTAATACGATTATTATTATGACGTCTAACGTTGGTGCTAAACGTGTTTCTGAATTAGGTGGTGGCGTTGGATTTAAAACTTCATCAAGTGAAATACAACAATATGAAGTTAGAAAAACTATGATTCAAAAAGCATTGAAACAGCAGTTTAATCCAGAGTTTTTAAATCGTATTGATGACGTTATCTTATTCAACTCATTAAATGATGAGACGCTTAAGAAAATCATTGGTATTGAAATTAACAATTTAAATAAGCGTTTAATAAGTAAAAATTATAAAATTAATTTTGATAAAACCGTGATCAACCGAATTTATGAATTAAACTCACAAGAAGAATATGGTGCACGTCCATTAAAACGCATTATACAAAATCTTTGTGAAGATTTCTTAAGTGAGGAAATTTTAAAAGGTACTATTTTAGAAAATGTACAATATACTTTAAAATATAAAGATCAAAATTTGACAATAACGAAAAAAAGTTAATAAATACTTTACTTTTTTATAAAGTTATATATATTTATATCACTATAGGTTCTCTTTGTCGATTACCTTTTCGTTTTTTCAAAAGTAAGTGGGGTTGAATCCACTGAAAGACCTTAAACCCCGACATCTCGTTGGGGTTTTTTATTGGATTTGGTTTTCTAATTAAAATTTGTTATATTTACTTTATATGAAAAAATTAACTTTTATTTTAGCTTTCGGTGCTATGTTAGCATTGGCGGCATGTGGTTCAGGGTCAACCGCGACAGAAACAACTGACTCAACTGTATTAGGTGTTGATACATCTAATACAATCGTTAACGACACAACCGTAAAAGGTGGTGCTGGTGGCGGATCTATGGATTCCCCATTAGACGGTAAAGAACAATTACCTCAAACAGACGAGGTAAAATAAGAAATCGGGGTTAGTCATGAACTGACCCCAATTTTTTAATCCTAAATCTCTCCTATGGATAGTGTAAACGAAACACAAGGCGAATTAATATTATTAAGAGGATTACCTGGTTCAGGTAAATCAACACTAGCAAAAATCATTTTACAATTAAGAAGTACAGATGAACCTGAGGTTTTATCTGCCGATGATTTTTTTGAAGATAACGAAGGTGCTTACAATTTTGACTCAACAAAATTAAAAGAAGCACATAACTATTGTCAATTCAGATGCTCAGAAAGAATGAGGCAACAAAAATCAAAAATAGTTGTTGCAAACACTTTCACGCAAGAATGGGAAATGGACGAATATTTTAAAATGGCGGAAAGATACAATTATCGTGTTCATACTGTAATAGTCGAAAATAGACACGGAAATGAAAATGTCCACGGAGTCCCCGAAGATAAACTTCAACAAATGAAGAATAGATTTCAAATTAAACTTTAATGAGTGAGTTTATTTCTTCTTTTATTGAATCCGTAAATCCAAAACCTAAGATGAAATTCCACGCTAACTTACACAGAAACCAATGGTCATTATATCCATTACCCTTTGTTTATTTTTATTTTGAGACATGTCAACCAGATGCTCATGTTTCTATTTGGAAAAACAAAATATGTGGTTTATATTTGTCATTCAATTGGTTAAAACATACCTACAACATCGGTCTTTACAAACGAATAGATTAATTTATGTTAGACATATTAGAAAAATATCACACTGATGGTTTGTTACATAAACAAACACATCCTACAAAAGATTTGACCATATGGAATTATTCTCCTAAAGTTCAATATGAAAGATTATGGGACGATATTACTTTACAATGTCGCGGACTAGTAACCAATTCGAAGGGTGATATTGTCGCAAGACCATTTAAGAAATTTTTTAATTACGAAGAACATAAACCAGAAGATATTCCTAATGAAGAGTATGTTGTTTATGAAAAGATGGATGGCTCGTTAGGTATTCTTTTTAATTATGAAAATGAATGGATATTGGCAACAAGAGGTTCATTTACTTCTCCGCAGGCAATTAAAGGAAAAGAAATACTTGGTAGACATGATATTAGTGCGTGGAGAAAAGATAACACATATTTATTTGAAATAATTTATCCTGAAAATAGAATTGTCGTTGATTATGGTAAAGAAGAAAAATTAGTTGTTCTTGGTGCTATTCATACAGAAACAGGTGAAGAAATCCCCGATAGTAGTTTGTTTTGGACGCAGGATTCCGGATTTGAAGTTGCTACAACATATAAAACGTGGGGAGAAGGGTATGATCTACTTAAAGAAGAAATATCCAAAGATAGAGAAGGTTATGTAATTCGTTTTAAAAATGGTTTTCGTATGAAAATCAAAGGAGATGAATATTGTAGACTCCATAAAATATTAACCGGTGTATCATCAAAAGATATTTGGGAATATTTGAAAGATAATAAACCGTTTGATGAATTACTTGAAAAAGTTCCGGACGAATTTAATAACTGGGTTAAAACCACAATTAGTGATTTAAAATACGCATCTTTTCAATTAAGAGAAACTGCAGGAAAATTACACGACGGATTTAGATATGGAAAATTTGGTGATAGAGACCCTGAGCCAAGTAAAAAAGAATTCGCGGAATTTGTTATAAAACAACAAAAAGTCCTACACCCAATTATGTTTGCAATGTGGGATGGAAATAATAATAAAGTTGACGAAATAATTTGGCGGTTAATAAAACCAAAATACACAAAACCATTTAAAAAAGATGAAAATTAATAATAGATTGAGATTATACCTTGACGACATAAGGACCCCAAAAGACCCCGATTGGATTGTTGCAAGAAATTATGACGAATTTGTTGCTCAAATAAAATTACATGGACTGGGGTCATTTGAAGTAATATCATTAGATCACGATTTAGGCGAAGGCGCAATGGTTGAATATTACACAAATGTAAAAAATAATTATATGTTAGATTACAACAATATCAACGAAAAAACCGGTATGGATTGTTGTAGATTTTTAATTAGTGAATGTATGAATCAAAATATTCCACTTCCTCAAGTATATGTACATTCAGCTAATCCCATAGGTGCCGGAAATATGATGGGGTATATTAATAATTATTTAATGAATTGTAAAATGGATCAGACCTGCATTAGAGTTAAAATTGATCATACAATAGATGAGGCGTTTTTTCTTTCTCCAGAAGCACGAAAAGAAAAATGGGATCGAAATCGTGAAAACGAATAGAAATATTTTTTTTATTTCAAATTATTACTTAATTTTATAACCCATTACAAACTAAACTCTAAACTATGGAAACTAACCCACAAAAAAGAAACAAAAAGCCTTTTAAAGAATTGATTATCAAGGGTCTATATAAAGATTGGAAAAGCTTTTATGAACCAAATAAAGAAGAAATCTATAAATCCATAATCGAGATTTTTGAGGAGTTTAAAAATACTAAAAAAAGATCTTTGATATTAAAAATGTCGGCTAAATTTAAAGATGCAGATTGGAACACAGAGTTCGAATTTCATCGTAGTGAAACTATTGTATTAAAAAGAGACATTTTACCATACTTTGAGGAAACCGAAGATTATGAAACTTGTAGTAAAGTAGTTAATCTTCATAAAGAATTGACTTTTTAAAAAAAATATAATAGATTTATAAAGTATCAGGAGAGAGGTACATTTATTTTTTGTCATGTCCTCGGAGTTCACGCTTCGAGGATTTTTTTATAATATCATTCTCGATCCAATTAAGAAATTACTTAAGAGAGGCGAACCCGCCGCTGTGTTACCGCTTAATTTATAATTTACACTAAAACCGAAACGTTTACTTAATTTGTAATCAAATGATGATCCTAATAAAAATCCCATTTGTCTATTTACTGTTGATGTTCCAGCGACACTGTTCCAAGATAACGGTGCAAACATTGTGAATATTTGGGGTGATATTGTTAACTTTTTACTATACTGATATGGTTTTGTCCAAAATGCCACCGCAGATGTTGACATGTTAAAATCATATTTTTGTTTTTCATTCTGAATTAATAAATTAATCACACCCAAATTATAACCAAAAACTCCTCGTTTTTGTGTTGGTTTTATCCACGTATAGCCTAATAAGTTCATATACGTACCATTCAAATAAGCAAACGAAGATGAGTATGAATGTATCGCATTTAACTTACCATTAGAAAAGTCCATTTTAGTATAACCACCACTTACTATAAATGTTTTTAAATCACTCATAATAACTGCATTAGCGGAAAAACTTTCATCACCGGCCATGGACGATCTTGATACTCCAATTGTTGCGGATTGTAACCACCTACCGTCAGGAGATTCAATTGTAGACAAATCAGACGACAATAACATAGGATTAGAAACCGCGGCTCTTTCTTTCTTTTTTTCTTCTTTTTTCTCCTCTTTCTTTTCTTCTTTACTTTCTTCTTTTTTTTCTTCTGATTTAGATTCTTCTTTTTTCTCTTCTTTGGATTCCGATTTAGCTTCTTCCTTTTTTTCCTCGCTCTTACTTTCGGATTTTGATTCACTCTTACTTTCTGATTTTGTCTCAGATTTAGTTTCGGTTTTACTTTCCGATGATGAAGATGAACCACTACTTGATGAAGAACTACCGGAAGAAGATGATGACGAACTTCCACTACTTGTAGGTGGTGGTGAAGATGAACTACTACTTGTAGGTGGTGGGGTTGTAGGCGGGGGTGTTGATGCTGCTGAACTTGCAGCAGCAGAACTTGCACTTGAACTAGCAGCAGAACTTGCAGATGATGATGCGGCTGAACTTGCGGCGGTAGATGCCGCTGCGGCGGCTGCATTGCTTGCGGTTTGCGCTGCCGCATTTGTCACCGTCTGTTGTACAACAGGGTTATTTATCACAGGACATGTAAGTGACTCATATGTTGCCTTTGTAGTTAATAACCAAGTTTGTAAAACTCCTGTTTGCACTTCTATCGGTGTAAATGTCCTAATTTGATTATAAAATGAAACCGTAGCATAACCGTTTATTATTGTGGTTGTTGCCATCTTTTTTTCACCACTACATTTATCAATAAAAGTTTGTGTATACGTTTGTGAAAATGATTTAAAACTAAAAAATAAAAATATGATTAAAAAAACTATTATTTTTTTCATTACTTATTATTTAAACCAATTGATATTTGATTAAAATTTCTTATTGGGTCTCTATCTAATTTTAATGTAAAAAATTTAAAGTCTCTTATAATACCAAATTTAAATGTAGTAAAATTAGAATTTGATTTTGGGAACGATATACCTCCGAGATCATCCCTACCTTGGTATCTAATAATCTCATTACCAAATCCAATCATACCATGAACACCTAATTTACGATACCTTTTACCTCCACCAAGATAAAGTGTTCCTTGTTTAATAAAATCATTATTGCTAAGTGGAAAATCAACTAAATCAATTCTACCATATGGGTAATATTGATTTTGGTCAATATCATAAGACATTGTATAATCTAAAATAAAATATCCTTTCTTTTTTCCCGCAGCTCCCCAGAAAGATACTTGTTTATTATTTGTGTGACCCGCACCAAAAGAAGTATAAATTGACTCTCTTTTAATTGTATCTCTTCTACCGTTTTCATATATGTGAATTACACTTCTTTGTCTCCAACCAAAATCATCATACCAAATGTATGGGAATGGTTGATACCAACCCCAATTTCCCCAAAAATAACCAAATTGATTAGGTCTACCCCAATTTTGTATTCTAACCCTACCACGTGGGTCTGGTAGTGATTGTCGTGAGTTATTTCTCCACCCACTCACATCGTTTCTTTGTGGGGCTTGTATTTGAACTCTAGGCGTTTCTACTCTTTGTGGTTGAGGGGGGTTAGTTCTCCAATTACTAACTTGTGAATGTAATAAAATGGTACAGAATAATATTAATATTAATATTAAT